ACTCAGTGACCGTTTCATTTTTATACACATATCTTATATTGATCGGATTAGAATCTGTAAGAATGAACCGACCTTCAATTTTATATTTAGGGTTATCTTCTATTTCAATTAATCTTAGTAGGTCAGTTGGCATATCGAATCTATGATTAAAACCATAGATAGGAGCAGTAGCGTCTAAAGAAGGAGTTGCTTGTTTTACAGCAAAGTTCCAAATATGATCTCGTAATACAGCATCTCTAATAGTCTCGTAGACTGTATTTATTGTATTAGCTGCAGCAGTACCATCAGAGAAACTAGTGATAGTATTATCTCCAACGTGCATAAGAGCTAGATTTGCTATTTCTACTTTTGAAGTGGCCATAGAAAAGTCCTCCCGGCCGAAACCGGGAGTCCAATGTGTAGGTTATTAATCTACGACGTACATAATGTACGCGTGAATAGTACCTGTACCTGCGCCACCAGCCAATGTCAAAGAGACAACGGTTTCTGCGGAGTAAGTATACCCGGCAAAGGTGTCAATAACACCAATGAGAGGAGATACAATACCAGCAGAAGTGGAAGCTGCAGCTACAACGAAACGATCAGGATCGGCAACATCACCAAAGGCCAAGGTAGTACCTGAGCCCATAGCATCATGCCAGATCTTAAAATCGATTACGCGAGCATCTTGAGGCATTTTAAACAACTGTATAGTTGATGGATTTGCCAATGCAGATGCTTCATATGTGTCATACATTACTCGAACACGTCCGTGCATATCCCTAGGAAGAATAAGATCAACGGGCGTATTTGTTACTTTGGTGTAATTTACACCGCTAACAGTAGCCATGAGTTATCTCCTTAGGTTATTCGTCACAGATGATCTCGATCATTTTCTCTTCTTCCATTCGGACAGCGCCGAAAGAAGCAGCAGAGTAAACTTGAGTCGAGTTTCGTTTGTCACGTCTAGGACCGATTTCAGCCTGAATTTCTGCACCCATTGCAAGCAGCATGCCTGAATGAACCCAGCAAGGCAGACGTCGATGAGCAGTACTAGTAGTGGTTAATAATCGCTCGCATTCAATGAATTTAAATCCCATATAAAATGGAACTTCACCGTGTACGAGTGCTTTGATTTCACTTGTATCAATATCGTGGATCAAAGAGTTTGCTAACAAATCAGTCATTTGAACAGCTGAAATAGCAATGTAGCGAGCTTCTGATTTATCGTTCTGAGCTGCGATTAGCTTTTGACGAGCATTTCGTAGTTTAGGAACAGTTAATCCAGAATCCACTGCACCACCAGATTCAACGTAATCAACGGCGATCTGTTGTGTTGCTGGGAATGTAGTACTCGTTGAGCCTGTCTTTCCAGTATACGCCGTACCGAACATATTTTCGATAATAACGTCGTCTAGAGAGCGACCAAGAGCAAATGCTGCATTCTGTGCGTACGGAGAAGTCGGGTCAATAAGCAACCTGATACGATCCTTGCGGTCGATCAAATCAGCCCAGTCGAAATCTCTTAAGTGGCAGCGTCTACGATCATGAGGAGTTTCAATCAACGGAGTATCCGCATGTCGAGTAAGAACCTCAACTGCAGCCGTTGCTCCAATACGATCATAGAACTGGAATTCAGCATTCTGAGTCTCATTCCGCACGTACGGGCGCATGACAGAACCCTTCTGTTGAAGAAGGAATTCTACATTTGCTTTGTACTGTTGTACAAACGCGGTAGTGATCTGATTAGACATTTGTCAATCCTCAGAAATGGTTAATAATAAATGCTAAATCGCTTGAGCTACCCGACAGCGGACCCTTGCTTCCCCTTTTACATCCGAGGCGTGAGATGACGGACCATTACTTAATAGCTACCCGGTTTTGGTTTCTTTTTCTTTTTCTTTTTAGGCATTACTTTTTCTTTTTCATTCCTGATTTAAGTTTTTGATATTTACTTCCATGGGTCACGTGACCCTTATTTTTTACTTTTTTAATAAGAGCTTTTTTCTTAGCTTTTTTAGCTCTATCTAAAATTTTTTTCTTATATTCAGGATTTCTCTCCATATGAGCAACGCCAGCAATAATCTCTAATTTATTAAACGCTTTTTTATTTTTTTTAGATAATTTACTATAATAATCAGCCATTATTCCTCCGTGGGTGGATACGCGAAATCATGTAGAGCAGTCATCCGCTTGATTGCTTCTTCATGAGAAGGACCTGACCCATGGTAAGATTCCATAAATTGAGGGTTGCCATGTAACTGAGCAATCTCGTTTTTAGCTTGGTCAGGAGTAAGAACAGATGTGCCCTGACGCCCTGCTCTTCCTTGTGACCCTTTTTCTATCAGCTGGGCTCCGATTTTAGCAGCGAATTTTATCATCTCTGGATGGTTACCTAAACGACTTTCATCGAGGTACTGTTTTAAATTATCACTACCAAATTCTTCAACCGCAGCCTTAGCTGATTCTAATTGATCTGTATAAGCAAGACCAAACTCTTGCCGAATATCCGTATCCCATTGTTTTTCCATATCAGCTGTAGTAGTCGCTTGCTTTTCAGTAAACTGTCCTGAAAAGTCACCGTATGATTTGTACATTGCCTGCGCTTGTTTTTGACTTAATCCTGCATCATGCATTGATTTCCTAAAGAATTTTTCCATTGAAGCAGCATCTTCACCTTGCTCAGCTCCTTCAGGAGTATCAAATTTGTAACCTTTACCTTCTTCTCCCATGGGACGTCCTGTAGAATCATAGAACCGTGACCATTCAGAAGGGTCTGCTTCTGCTACTGGCATAGGTAGGCGTTGCTGGCCTATCATTTCCTGAGCAGAGATATAAGATTTTGCCATACCATTAACATCGTTGATATCAGCTAATGCAGTATGATCTTTATACTCTGGTGCTAGATGCTCTTTAAAGTTAAACTGACCTTCTGTTAATGTAGTTTCTTGTTCTGCAGATTCAGCAGAAGCTCCACCGTCATCAATTGCCATACGTAATCTCCTGTTCAATTTCGTCCATTAACTTGTGAAAGTAACTAGGATCTTTATTAATGAACTTTATTAATGATAAAACCACAGATCTCCTTCCATCTTTATTAGCAGTATCACAACAAGTTTGTCCTTTATTATATACTGGATCTACAACGTATTGTGATTTAATTAAATGCTTTAAAACCCTAGTTCCAGCTGCTGTGCTAAATATAGCTTGACAGTCATCGTGGATAGCTGATCTTTTTTCTAATATTTTTTGCATTGATAGGTATACAAGATAAGGTTGTTCTTAAAGGTTGATCTTTTAATACTGACTTAGCTTTATCAAAACAGGCGTTACGAGACTCATATTGTCCTAGTACTTCTACATGATGGACTTCAAATGGTTGAGAAAAAACAATAAAGATTAATACCCACATTATTTTTTCCTTAGTGGCTTTAACCCCATTTTCTTAAGAACTTTATTCTTTTGTTCAGTTGTCATCGGTTTTCGCCTAAGAGATGGCTTTGTTTTTGGTGGCGGATACATCTTTGATTTTAGTTTCTTTTTTTTCGCGATTCGAATCCGATCTTTTTCTGCTTGTGACATTGTTTGCGTCACTTCCGGTTGTTTTTTCTTTTTTTTATCCTTCGATTTCTTTTCAGCTTTAGATAAAGCCTTTCTTCCTACGTTTAATATTTTTTCTAAATTTACAGTAAGTGTCATTGGTTAGAAGCGTCTTGCATTAAACTTTGCGCTTTAGCTACGTCTACTCCACCGGAAGCTGCTCTTTCCATATCTTGTTTCTGCATCTCACCTTCTTGTGCTTTCATTCTAGCTTGTCTTATTTGTTGTACTTTGGCTTTACCTTCGAGGATTACTTCTGGAGCATCTAGTAAGTCATGAGCCCATTCGAAGTATTCGTCTCCATTAAAATTATCTGCCATTTCTGGTTTAATATTAATAAGAGGAACAAAAGCCTCTAGTAATCTAGTAACATTCTGTAATTGAGTAGCTTTCTGGGCTCTTGCAACAGGAGAAGAATATTCTATATCTATACCTCTTCCCTTTAAACTATCAGGAATAGGAGGAATAATCTTTTGACGGTTAGCGATATGGTAAGTTCTACGAATCATTGGAGCTAAGAATTCAACTTGCATACGTCCTGTCATAGGCGCTATATTCCTCATCTTTTCTTCTTGACGAGACATAACTTCAGTAGCAGTCATTTCAGGACCATCTTCTTTCATACGCATTATATCTATATGGAAGACTCTCATTATATGCTCATGCCTGTTCTTTAATAGATCGAACCCGATATCAAGACGGCCTGCGACAGGAAGAGGCTCAATACGATCTTGCGAGCCAGATCTATAGAAGTTAATGCCCGCGGGTGTAGTTCTAATGGGGAGGAGAAATCCATCATCAGGAACCATAAGCGGCGGATCAGTAACTTTCTGTCCGGACTTAATAATAGTCTTCATCATCTCATTGACCATCTTAATATCGGGCAGCGCAGTGGACCCTGGTCCACGTCCATAAGTTTCTTCTGCTGTTTTCTGCCATCGAGGAACTACGTACGGAAAAACATCGTAACCAGATTCTTCAAGGATTGCTTTTTCACTTCCAAGGAAGATGAAAACAGAGATATATTCTTTGTTAGTGCTCTTAACAGAATCAGGTAAGAACTGGTCGTTAGGTTCGACGATGTGGAGACATTCGTGTTCTTCATATGGTTTCTTTTTAAATACTTCAACTTGTTCTTTAGAGAAGACACCTTCATATTTCTCCATAATCTGTCGTGCAGTCATTAAGTATGTTCTATATACAGTGTTTACTTTGCCATCCATTCCTTCTGCAATGTAACAGTTGCCTAAATGAAATGTCTGGAAATTAATTCCTTTAGACTGATCTTCAATTAACATTACTGAAGTTCCAAACGCCCCTATGTCTAAGTAGAGTTCATGAGTTTGCGGAGTAAAATTAGTATGCGGTGAATTAAATACATGATCATATAAAATACTCTCCACTTTTTCTAAATATTCTCTGGAAGATCTTTGCTCATTTAGTTTAGCGTCAGACATTTTTAATTTAAACCAACGCTGTGTAGGAGAAGTAAGAAATCCTGCGAGTCCTGCAGCTAGTTGCTCATTGGCCCATGGTCCAGTGCCATCGTATATAAGGTCATGTCGTGGGGCTCCTTTCGCGCGAGTAACAGTAAAGTCACCTCTAGTAGGAAGAATATAGTTAGTGATGTCATTCCAGACACCTTCCCAATTAGATCGCAAGGTTCTTAACTGCTCAAAACGACCTGTATAAATATCTATTTTATCACGATCACTCGGGTTAAGCATAACTTCCTCCAAGTTTAGTTTTGTTTACACTTGCCGCTTCTCCTAACAATTGACCTTCACGATTTTGTTTTGTTAGAACAGTTCCTTGTCGCGTGGTGCGCTGAGCCAATGTCATTTTGTATCTTTCTCTTGATTGTGCAATTTTTGGATCCTCTTGATCCGCTGACGGCGCCGGAGGGGGTGTCGGTAGAGGAGGAGGAGTTGGTATTGAAGGTGATCCGCCCATGGTTAGATTCCTATTATATTATATTCATGCTCAGCATGTGTTGGTAATGGCTCTCTCTTCATAGTTTCCCTTCGAACAGAAAGAGCAAGATAGCGCAAAGCATCCATAAAATCAGAAGTCCAGTCATGGTAAGGACGATCGTGAAAGCAACGTTTCTTATCATCCCATTCTTTTCTATACTGTCTAGACGCCTCAATAAGATGCTCCGTATTCCTGTCTTCATTCCAGTATATCCTCGACATTATAGATCGCACTGCTTCAATACCGTCTTCGATGGAAACTTTCGGGACCACCCTGAAACGGAGTCCCAATGATTGTGCAGTCTCGAGGCGCGTTCGACCCGTTGAGAGGTCCTTGGCCATGATGTCATGTGGCGCATAATGATTCCCGTATACGTATTGTGATCGATGCCCCTTTTCCAAGATGTTAACATAGTGTTGTAAACCCTCTCCTGAATTAGAATAGCAATCTACTATACGTATTTGATGACCAAGCACCTGGTAAAATAGAATAACGGTTTGATCCCCTATTCCTAAGTCCCAAGCGGTATTGACCATCAATTGGCTGTCATACGGAAATTGGCCAACACGCCCAGTGTCAAGCGCTGCTTTCATATGATTTCCGTAATACGCTCCTACGAGCGCCGCATCGAACGAACAAAAGAATTCCTGTTGAATAAGTTCTTCAGGCATTCCTGCTTCTCGCTCTTCGTCAATCGCTGCAATAGGCACTGCCATTGTATCATTAACTGATAGAACTTGTGTGAACCATTTTTTGTTTTTCTTTGCGTGGTTTAATAATGTATACCCATGGTTTCTCCCGCGTGGAGTATAAATAAAAACAGCCCAACCTTCATTTTCTAAAAGGATAGGCCGGATGTAGTCCCACGCTCTGGGATCTTGTAAGGCGTACTCAGACAATATAATGCCGATAGGATTAGCACCAACCAAACGATCTGGGTTATCCGATCCGACCACTTGGTAGATAGATCCAGTTTTAAACGTGACGCGCATTTCTGTATTATTGACGGCAACTATATTTTCCTTTGGGAAATGTGAAATAAATTTTCTACCCGTCTTTGTCATTCCCTCCCACGCAATCTTTCTTCCTTGATTGTACGTAGGAAACAAATGCCAATATAAACCTGGCCTCATTATACTACAAACTGATATCCAATTAATACCTGTTAGATCTTTCCCAGCGCGACGGTGCCATACGCAGATGGCTCTCTTTCCCCCGGATTCTAGGTACTGGAATAATGGTAACTGATACTCGCGAGGAGTCCAGTCTACTGGGACCTTACATTTTGCCATAAATTATTTAAGTGCTGTGTTATCAGATTCAACGACAATTACCTTAACGGTCATTGGACCAGCTATACCGTTGTACTGTAAATCAACCGCGTCTCCAGAACCATATAACATCTCGAACTGATACATCGTGTCAGCTGTCGTCATTGTCCCCAGAATTATCGTCTGACTTACACTGTTGTTTACCACAATTGCCCTTAGGTTTGCTGCTCCGGTTGCTGGTGTTATCTGTATCGTTATCTTTAGTGGTCTTCCGTCCTTGTGATTTACTGCTCCGTCGTACGTGAACGCTGTCGAGAACAGGTCCGTGTTCACCGCCGTCGACACTTTGTTGATTGTTCCCAATATCCTTGAGGCCATTACTCATTCCTCCAAAGTTAATTATTTGAAACCCTAACGGGGTTCCATCTTCTCCAACACTATGCTCCATAGATCTGAGTTTGGGAGCGACATACTGCGCGAGCTCCTTAAGACACGGGACTCGTACCTCGACTCCATAGAAGTAGTCGCCATTCGTTCCCCTCTTAGTACAAATGTCTGCCAACCCTTCGAAAGGATCACAGCCCATTTTTTCCAGTATCTCTTGAACATGCTTAATTCTCCTTGTACCAGATGTCTGTACTTTCGGTAATTTAGTACCCATTAAAAGATTATACACTATAAAAATCAATTTGTTAACTAAAAATGCATATTTTTTTCTAAGTTAGATATTGAATAATTCACCCCACCCCAATGTCCAAGTCGTAAAAAAGATTTGATTGATGTCTACGAGGCCCCCCCGGGGCCCTTTTTAATGAATAGTTGAATTTAGTACCGCGTGTGGCGGATCCACACATCTTAATAGAAGGAGTATCATCATGAGTAAGAAGAAATGTTTAGAGTGTGCTAAAGAGTTGACAGTGGTAATTAAGTATGTACCACATCACCGTCGTGAAATGCAGCGAGCGTATGCATGCTTCAGTTGTGGCGTGTATGATGCTGACAGCATCGAAGACGAGCTCTTTAGAGAGATCGGTGGTCACATACACCGAGAACAACTGTTATAGATTACTGTAACAGGGTAGTAACCAGACCTGGTTACCAGGCTGGAATGTAGTATCCATTAACAAGGAGTAAATTATGACTAAGAAGAACGTAGTACCTACAATCAATGCATCTTCTGGTGCGGTAACGATGTCTAAAGCTGATGCTTTGGCGGCTCATAAAGAGTTGGCTAAGGTTCATAAGAAGACATCCTCTTACGGTAAGCAGTTCAGGCCTCTCGTGAGTCTTGAAGAAGCTGCTAACCTCCCGATGCAGGCTCAGCGTCTTGCTGTCTTGAAAGCGATAATCATCGCTGCTAAGACACTCGGTAAGGACTGGGTACCTGCTAAGGACGTCATCGAGGTTGCGATGCGCGTTCAGAACTCTGATGGATCGCTGAATCATGGATTCTTATTCATGCCTAAGCGCTTCGATGTTACGGAGGAAACTGAGGGTACTTCTGAGCACAGAAAGCACGTCACTAACGTGATACGCTTCTATGACTCTAAGGAGTGGCATCAAGCTAAAGACGGTACAGACATCTATGATGTCCGTTAGTCTATAGTACGGTATCATCTCCCCTTCGGGGGAGGTGGTACCACTAGTGTAGATTAATATGGCAGCAAGAAAGCCTCTTAAGTGTAGGAGGCCTGGAGTCTATTATCATTCATTGGGCGCCGAGGCCGCACCGCCAACCCACCACTGCCTTGGCATCACCACATCGCGGCCATGACCGCCAACCGCGCACCACCGTTCATGGTACAGGGCTCGCCGCG